GTTCCGACAATTTGATCTAATTATACCGTATTAAGAACAGTATACCAGGCACTGGCTAGCCAGAATCACCTGTAGTACACAGGGTGTACTTATACTTAGACCAATAAGGTAATGCTTTATAAGGAACCCCGCCGAAAGGCCGGGCCCGTCCCTTAAATGGGTTAGAGCAAATTCCTAAAGAGGAGTGTATAAGGTAAACTTGTGGAAACAGCAAAAGTGCTAGTTATCCAAGAGCTACTTCTTACGTAGACCGAGCATTCGAAAGAAGGACGGAGGTCAGGTAAGGTTAGGGGATTGGTCCTAAGTTTGGATTCTGACGTTTCCAAATATGGTTCCCTCTAACTGCCTCGCAAATAACAACTATGAAAACATTTTCTAAGAAAACATTTACAAAAGTATTATCTGCGTTTAGATTGCAATTTAAGAATATCAATGACATGGCCTCTGTAAAAAGAGGGCGAGCCCTTGTACGGATTATGGTTAACACCATACCGTTACATGGCTTGCGTACCACGAGTGCCAAAGTAATCTCTGTAGTAGTTTTCTTTCGTTTAGTTTACCATTTGTTTAAACATAATGGAGCGAAGGGAGCGTGCTTGACTCTAAAGGTCTATGCAGTACTTCTTCAGCAGTCCATTGGCGGATACGTAATTCGTGATTTAACTGAACTTAAGTTCAGAGTAGCACGAACGAGACAGAATCTACCTCGGGTTATACCTAGAGTTCATCGAGAGATGATTCGAAGTGGTAACACTGAGATGATGAAATTCTACCTGACTCTATTTAATCTTTATCGAGTTATAGATTTTAAAGGAGAGCTAACTTTAGCTGCTTTAAGCAAAACTATTGTTAGTCCAGCCTCTACTGGTCCGAACTTTCTAAGTTTGAGATCAGATATGTTGGCCTTTATTCCTATATTCTTTAGATGGTTATCTAAGGAGATAGGTTTGAATGCAAACAGTCTACGTCGGGAAGTTTATTTAGAGTATGAGAATGCATCAGCATTTCCCATTCTAAAATCTTCACCGTTTACTATGCCTCTGCATAAATTTTCTGGTATATCCCTTATGGAAGCTAGGGAGCTGATGATCACCAAACCGGTGGTAAGCAGTCATCCCATGGCTATACATGAGGCAGCGAATGCACTTAATCAAGATGCATCGCTGAGAGAACCCTTAATGTTCTTCTTAGGTCTTCTGCCGGACGACTCTAGTCTCCGACAAGCCTTTAGCTGGTGTACTCGCTATCCCCTTAAGAAAGGGTATGGTGAGGCCAAATTGCAAAAAGGAGAGCCTATTCTAGGTAAACTTGCATTAAAAATGGAAGCTGCCGGAAAGGTTCGAGTTTTCGCAATGGTAGATGTGTGGACACAGTGGTTGATGAAACCTCTGCATGATACCATCTTTAACCACATACTAGCGGGAATCAATCAGGACGGTACTCGGGACCAAATGGCTCCGGTTTATCGTCTCTTGAGCAACGATCCCGCCACTCTACACTCTTTAGATTTGAGTGCAGCTACGGACCGTGTTCCGCTTTGGCTTCAAGAAGCCTTAGTGGCGCACTTTACCGATGAGACTTTTGCTCGTTCATGAGCGAGTTTCTTGGTAGCCCGTGGTTACTCTCTTCAATTTATTGAGAAGGGTGGTAAATCGGTTACTGCAGTACTAAAGTACGCGGTAGGACAACCTATGGGAGCTTTAAGCTCTTGGGCCATGCTGGCCGTATCC